AAAGGCGTGGCGTGTCAAGCGGCAAAGACCGACAATTTCAACAAAATCTCTCTTGAACGGCTCACCACCATCTACAATATGTTCCTGCGCAAGCAAAAAGATGCAAAGAGCGTGAACGAGGTGGCCGAGAAGATAGCATACGAAGCGCGGTTTGGCACGGATAACAATCTTCTGAACTGATACAGGCATGAGTACAGCAATAGAACATCTAAAAGAGCGCACCAAAACCTGTATGGGCAATGACGGCCACGTGGTCGGGGTCGTGGAATACGACGAGGCAATTGCCGCACTCCATATTCAGAAAGCGTGTCTAATAGAACATTTTAAGAATTTCATTCTGAATGTGCGACTTTGCCAAGCCATAGGCTTAAACAAAGACTGGGAGCAGATACTCGACGAACAATTCAAAGATTTATAATTATGCCAGAGAAGAAAAAAGAGAACCTCAACAAGCAGGTGAAAGGTGTCGGCCATATCACGGTCTACATCAAGGTTACCAAAGGCAAGACGGTAACGACCTATTATACCCGATACGGCTTTGCCGGGGTATATACAAAAGCATCCTTGCAGACTGTTGCCGCTAAATTCAAGGAGATTGGCATAGACAGCACCCGCAGGGAAGAGCCGGACGCAGATAAAATCACCGCTTCAACCAAAATATACACATCAGACTGCCAATATATAATTCCACAAGACTTAAACCCGGAGACATGATAGAGGTACACATGAACGAGGGAGGCCACCAATGGGAGAAAACCAACCTCACGACATTAGGCGGAGACAATGGCCGCTCCACATACGACACTTACCGTTGCACCGCTTGCGGACTGACCGGGAAAATGTATCATTTCAACCATATTACCGTGCAGGAACGCTCCCGCAAAAAACTGTTTAGCTGCCCCGGCATGAAAAAAACGCGGAAAATCCGAATCACCTGCTGTCGGGCAGTAGGATCACAATTCGCCAATCTCACGCCGGACAGTATCCATGAGGTAATTCCGACACCTCCGGGAAACAACGGCAACAACGGCGTGTGGGTAATGGGGGTCGGCGAGCCTGTAAAAGTGCTGAATGGTGAATTTACATACATCAACGAATGAGCCGCAAAGCACTTGAAAACGAGATAACCTCACACATCACCGAGGTAACGAGCAGCCTTGAGATGGCCGAATACGCAGCCCTTATGCGGTGGCTTTCGGACTGGGCGCACGAAAAGGCAGAACTCGCCGATTACCTGCCCGACTTTGACTGCGAAGAAGAATAACAACCATCAATAAAAAAATAATATGACAGTAATCGAAAAGCAGTACATGGACGCGGTGATAGCGATGAACCGCAAAATGGCAGATCAGAACAAAGTAGACTGGGAACGCTACCGCATGGACGCAGCCCAAAATGTGGCAACCTACTGCATGGGGCTGTATCTTACCAACCGGGAAAGCGACAGACCTACCTATGCGGAAGTTGCGGAAGTCGCTGTAAAAATGGCTAACGCTATCGTGACAGAGCTGCAAAACAATCCTCTAAACACGAAAAACGACGGAAATGGATAAAGAGCGATTCGAAGCAGTATGCAATGCTTACAAAGCAATGTATTTCAGCGCAAAAAACGATAAAGAGCGCAAGGATAGAATCAACTCGTTCCGCGCCGGACAAATCAAAATATCAAAGGGATAATCACCCATCATTTAATCACCATTAAAACAACAGACAAATGGCAAAAAGAGAAAAGAAAACAATCATCAGCGGCGTAAGCCGCGAGGCGATGGAGGAGGCTTTCAGAGCATACGCCGACGCCGACGCACAACAGCGATCACTCACCGCCGAAATGGACGGCAAGCTCGTGGAGATTCGCGAGGACTACGCCGACCGACTGGCCGAACTCGAAGCTGAGAAAAAGGCCGCATTCGAGAAAATGCAGGTGTTCGCGGTAGAGAACCGCGAGGAACTGTTCACCAAGCGCAAGAGCATGGAGACCACGCATGGCATCCTCGGCTTCCGCACCGGGAATCCGAAACTCAAAGCCCGCAAGGGGATGACGTGGGCGGGGATTCTCGAACTGCTCAAAATCAAAGGCAAGAACTACGTGCGCATGGTCGAGGAGGTGGCAAAGGACAAACTCCTTGCCGAGCGCGACCTTGACGAATGCAAGGTAGTAATGGAAGCCTGCTGCATCGACGTGGTGCAGGACGAGACATTCTTTGTAGAACCTAAATCGGAGGGATAGCCTTATGGGAAAGCGCACGGAGTTTGCCCGCGACACCATAGAGGTGTGTCGCAACTGCAAGGCAGAGGGTTCAGTCTACGGACGCACCGAGGACGGACGCAGCCACGTCCTGGAAATCTGCCCGGTATGTTGCGGATCGGGACTTGTGAGAAAACATATAGAGGGGTTCGTGGCGGTCGAGCCACACAACAAAACCACAGCAAGGCCATGAAAAGAAGCGCGCCCGCCGCAAGGATAAATCGCTTGACAACGGGCAACACCGTGGAACGTGTTGCAAAGATAGCGGTTAAATTCTTAACATGGCGACAAAACCTCACAAAAATACACTCCTGCGCATACAGCACGTCTGCGACATCACCCGCGAGCATTACGAGGAGGGCAACCTTGCGAAATGCTACAAACAGGTGTGGAGGCATTTTGTGTACCCTGTCTATCCGATGTGTTACCACACGTTCCTCAGCTATCTTCGGCGTGGGCTGGAGGGATTCTCCGACAAGCCCCGCGACACACAGCCCTCCCTGTTCGACGACATAGACATGGGGGAATGAAAGCGACACCGCCCGCAGAACCGAAACTGCGGGCGGTGTTGTGTCTATACCATCTCCTCGGAGAAAGCGTCGGCGAAGATGTCGCCTGTGTCAAGGGTAACATTGCGCGGTGTGAGAATGTAGCCGTCATCGACGGAGGCCGAACAGTCTATGCAGTGGGTTCGCCACTCCTCCAAATCCTCGCATATCTGCTCATGGTTATGGTCGGTGTCCGAGCCGGAATATTGGAACTGCGAGAAACTGCGTCCCTGTTCATCCGCGCCACCCGAAAAGCCGTTCAAGGCGAGTTTGACGGCGCGGATCAGCCGGAAGCGGCACAGAGCCTCGTCGCGGTAAGGCGTGTCGGTCTGCGCGAGCGTGGCCGTTACGAAATGCAGCCTCACAGTCATATCGCCATGCACCGCACCGCGAGAGAGCGGCGACCACAGCACCGGGAGAAACTCCACGAAGATTCCCGGCGGGTTGAACGGACGCATCTGCGTGAGACGTGCCGTATTCTCGTTCCACAGGCCGACATGGTTAATGGCCGGAACTCCCGGTAATTTTGCGTCAGGGTCGCGTTTAGGTCGGCAGTAGATATATTTGTCATCCACGAGACGGACACGCGACAGACGCGCCTCTAAATCGGTAAAAATGCGTAATCTCATATCAATGTCGGTTAAAGTCATCGGCAAGGCGTTGCGAGAACTCCTGCAGCCGTTTGAAAACAATGTCGCCGAGGGCTTGCTGCACCTTTTCGTGGTCGCCTATGAACTGGCGTTGCGGCATATTCATCTGCCGGGAATGTGAGCGCACGGTGTATGTGTTCCCGGTCTTCTTAGACGTGCGCGAGTGGGAGCGGACGGTAACGGCGAAATTGCCGCCCTCGTTGTGCAGGGCTGTATATGGTCGGTCGGAGGTGAAGACCACGGCCATTCCCCGGATCATCGAACGGATGGAGCGTCGCATCGCCCCGGTAACGATAAGGATAGAGCCGCGTCCGCGTTTGTTTGTCTTGCTCGCCTTTGTCGCCACCCACTTCTCGCCGAAGAAACCCTGCTGCCGGAAATTGTCCTTGAACAGCTCCGTGAGCTTCACGCGGGCATCGCTCAGAATATCGTCGTAAATGTTGCGTGGCATGGCGGCGCGGATCTAATCGGCGAGATTCAGAAACAGCAGGGAGATAAGGCCGAGTTTGACCTGCATACGGTCGGACTTGTCCTCTATCTTCTGAAAATCTATCTTTGAGGGAGCGGCCTTGACCTGCTCCCATCTTTCCGGGGTCAATTCCTCGCCGAGACACATAAGGGCTGCGGCGACATCGGTCTGCGAGAACTCGGCTGTAACTGTTATTTTTTCGTCCATTTTGTTGAAAGTGTTGGGGTTTATTTTGTTGTATGAAAAAGAATGTCTATCTTTGCAATCCCATAGGAGGCCGCTGTGGGTTCTTTCGAGGAGGCGGCAACCTGCCCGCGCTGCGGGCTTTTTTTATGCCTATACATCATGTAGGCGAATATCTGCCGAGCCGTCCTCCTTTCGCACCACACAGACAATATGCTTTACCTGTAAATGTCGTGTCTGCCGTTTAAGCCATTTAACGCCGTTGGTAATTTTGCTTGGATGGTACATACTGCCGTCGTGGAAATAGAGGCACACGGTATCGGCGGCAATACGGACATCAGAGCGGGCATTATATCTCGCAAGCTGCTTGTTCTTATCCCGGAGCGCAGAGCCATAATGCCTTTTTTTCGATGTTATAGAGCGAATATCCATCATCACGCCGTCGAGCTGCATATCAAGAGCCGGGAGCGTCCGACCCTTTTTCTTCTTGCTCTCGTCGCAGAGGATAGCCGAATGGCCGCTTTGGAACAGAAGCCGCTGCACCTCATTTTCAAGATCCGCGCCTGTCATGCCCCACCGCAGAACCTGTGCATTATTGGATGTGGTATTGTGTCCCACATGGGCGGCGGTCATGCCGCCGGACACCGGGTCATACTCCACACCCCGATACTTGCTGTCCTTTGAAAGACGGTCATAGAGCCGCTTTGCCTCGACCCTGCGCTGCTGCTCGTGAACGACACGGCAGACCCGGCACTGTTCACGCTTGGGGTCGTAAGCAAGATTGAGGCGACCGTCGCAAGAGCCGCACCCCTTGGGGAGATATGGATGTTTCTTGGGGAACAGTGTCATCTCGCGTCCGGCATTGTAACGGAACATCCGGGCTTTCGGCTCATCGGTGCAAGCGTCCCCGGCGGCTTTGGCCGTCTCCGGGTCGGACATCGGGTAATCATCGCGCAGCACCTGATCCACGTCGCAGCGGCAATTCCAACCATTCGGCGGCAGATAGTCGCGCCAAAACGGGTCAGACGGCGGGAGCGTGATATTGTCGAGCGCGGCGTGTTCCGAGCGCACCCTTTCATCCCCTGCGGTACGGTATTGCAGGTTGTAGCGGTCGCCGTCGGCCACGAAATCGTGCCATTTAACGGCCATCTGCGAGGTGTGGACGGCATGGTTATACTCGGCATAGAGATAGTTGGTGTTATACCGGGCATCAATGGCCTCCACGTCCTTGCGGAACGTGTCGAAAGGCTTCACATGGCCGTCCGCATCGGTGAGCGCAAGGCCGACCTCCGAGAGTGAATGGTAGGTCTTGAAGCCGGAGAATATGAAAGCGTTGTTTTGGAGCGCGGCGGTCAGTTCCGGCGGGGTCTCGGTATTGATGGCCGTATCGACGGCGCGGTTAAGCGCGTTGTACGTCTCCTCGACGAGCGGTCGCACGGCGGGGTCGGCAAGCATATCCGGGGAGAAGCCGCCACGAGCGAAGACCTCGCGCACGGCGCGGTCGAACACATCACGGTTGAACTCCACACGTCCGACACCTCCGGCGAGGGCAAGCACCTGCGGCTCGTAAAGGGTGGTTAACGCTTGATTAAACAGGCGGTAATGGTCGGCTTTTTCTTTTTGTCTGTCTCGGGGCTTGGCCTCCTGTTTTTCGGAATCCTCACCCCCTACTCGAAAAAAGAGCCGGAAGACTGTTTTACGCCGAGAATCGGGATTTTGTATTTTTCAGTGAAATACTGCGGGTCGATGTCGAAGAACTGCAAGAGCATACGTTCCAGTTCGCGCTGCTCCGCCGGTGAGTATGTGGCCGCATCGTCCCACTTGAACGTAAGCCCGGCAAGAGGGAAACCGAGGCGGATCATCTTCGGAATAAGGTCGTCATTGATAACGTATGCAATCAGTTTGGCATCTGCGGCACATAGGTTTTCAAACACTTCAAGATGCGTCTCGGACTGCGATTTTGAGGAACCGTCATCAACGGTCATGGTCTGGCCGACCACGCCTTTTGACATCTCGGAGTTGGCGCGGTCAATGCGCTTGTCATAGACATTGTAAGCGTCGCCACGCGAAGATTCCTTTATGTCTATTGTCGTACCCTCCGGGAACAACGCCCATCCCGCCGCGCCCATCTCCTCGAGCATCACCTCAATCTGCTTGCGGTCGGCGGGGTTCTGCGAGGTGGTAGTTCCCACACGCATAGGCATACCGAAAATCTCGCCGAACACGTCCCAATAGGAGGTCATGTTCTTTTTGGATAACGCGTGGGGAGCGCATTTCAGCAACAGACCGAGGTTGCGGCTCTCGCCGACCTCCACGCACCAGTCGGCCAACGCACCCTCACGGTACGGAATGCCCTGCTGCGGGGAATCGGAGCGGTCGCGGAGCAGCACACCATACTCCGGGCATACGTGGTCTCGCGGCACCAGTTCCACGTCGGAGAACTTCATCACGCCGTTAGCGTCGGTAATCACGTCGCCCAACTGGATAAGGGAATGCCCCCACGCGATAGATTCAAGAGCATTGAGCAGGAAATGGTAGAACCACTTGCTCTCAAAGATTTTCGCCGCGTCCTCGTTCTCGTTGCCCGCATCGTCCGTAAGTACAAAGGCTTTGAGCAGCGTCTTGTGGTAGCGTTGAGTGAAGCAGCCTGTGAGGTGCATATCAATAAGCGCGTCGGTATAGATGGAATACAACGCTCCGCGCTTGGGGTTCTCTATGTTTAGAGCCATAGCCCACGCCCGCCGCCACCGGGCAACGTCCTGTTTGGTGAGGCTCTGCGTCTGTTGGTTGAGCATCATCACGAGGCTTTTTCGCTTCTTCATGCTGCCGCCGCGCTCGTTGTTGCGGCGAGCGGCGAGGCGTATTGATTCGAGCGACCTCTGCGAGGCGTATCTGTTTTTTGCCATTTTATCAGTGTTTAATCTTGTCGTCAATCATGTTTGAATAATCCTCGGAAGTGAGGCCGGAGAGCGCGGTGGAAATATTGGCCTTGTAGGTCGCTCCGCCGTCCTGTGGAGCGACAGCCGAGGATTTGAGCGCGTTAATGATAGCGTCGATTCTCGCCTTGCAGATGTTAAGCTGCTTCTGCAGTTCGGTGGCGTTTGCCGTTGTCTCGCTGCCGCCGTTCCATACCGACACGCCTTTCTTCATTTCAAGGGTCGTTCCGTCTATGTCTATTTTGAGGTTGTCGGCGGTGAGCGTGGCCGAGCCTTTCCGGGTTTTCAACACCACGGAATTGTCCTCGACGGTAGCCTCGGTGTCGCCGATGGTGATAACAGACTTTGTTATTTCCATCGCAAGCACCACTACGGCCACGGCGGGATTGAGGAAACCCACCACGACTTCAGAACCGACTGCCGGGAACGACACGAGGCCGACCGTCTGATTCTGATCCGCCTGTAAATTCACGGCGAGGAGCGGCGCACCCTCGTTAATGGGAGTGCAGTCGATAGTCCGGGCATCTTCGTCCACCGCGTCCACGGTGCAGACGGTGAGATACATTTCAGAGCCGGACAGGGCAAGCTGTCTTATCGCGTTTCTAATATCCATCACTCTGCCGCCCTCGCGCCGAGGGTAATGTCCTGCCGGAAGCCGGAGCTGCCGTATGTTATGGTATTCTTATGGACTTGGTACTTGCCCTTGCGCTCACCGTCGATCTTAATGCCTATCACGTCGAGGACATCAAGCAGCACATGACCGAAAGTCTGAAAAGACCCGGTAAGGCCGTCGCGTTTGAGACGCTCCAACTCCTGCTCACCCCACGCCTTTGCCTCGGCCTCGGTCTTACCGTAACAGTGCAGGGTGCGTTTTTCTCCGTCCGGATCGCCAATCTCCACCTTGATTTTCTTTTTGTTGTCGGGTTGTAGGCTAACCACTCTCAGCTTAATTTTCACGTCCTCGGCTCTCTGCTCGTCAAGGCTGCTGTCCGAAATGATGTTTACCCCTGTGGCGAATACCTGCCGCATCTCGTTGCCGTGGTCGAAAAGCACACCGCAATAAAGGACAGGCTTGCCGTCTTCAAGACGGAAGAAAGTGCGGATGTTGTTCTCTTTGAGGTGAGCGAGCAACTCGGCCACGTTCTCAAAATTCACGCGGTACTGCCCGATGTTCTGCTCGCCGAGAACCTTTATGTCGTATGGCAAGCCCTGTTCTTTGAGCAGCGTATGAATATCTACGTTCTTGTAGGACTTCTTCACGCAGGGGGTCTGTTTGAGCATAAACATCTCGTCCTCGCAGAAAATCTCAATCGGGGCTTTGAAACCCTTGCGCAGCACATATCCTGTAAAGGCGAGTTGGAGGTTGTCATCATAGCCAAGCCACACGGAGATTTTGTCGCCGCGCTTTATGGGGTTTGAGGTCTCGCCTTTCCATTTTACCTTTCGGGGGAGAATGAGCTTGCAGGTGATGGTGAGAGCCTCGCTGTCGCGCACGATCTCGCAAGCCGTGATTTTCTCAAAGACCCACGTCTTATCACCCTTAATCTCTATTTTCGCACAGAGTTTTAACATCGTTCAAATGCTGATTAAACAGTGGTTTACAAATCACCAGTCATAGCCGTTCTTCTTCATGCTGCCGTAACGCATCGGATTACCTCCGAGGCCGCTGTCCGGGTCGCCGCCGTCGGGATATTCGGGGAACTCCGGCGTAAAATTGCCTTTCTGAATATCCTTTAAGCGGGATATGGCATTGTCGTAAAGCGTCTGTCGCATCTCGCTTCCCAACATGCCGGGCAACCATTGGCCGAGCCACCACAGCGCGATTGATACAGTGAGCTGCACGAGCAGGGGGTTACGCTGAATGTCGGTCTTTGAATAGGCCGCGTCTATGTCATATCTGGTGCGGACATATCCGGCGACTTCCTCCATAGCCGTGCGCTCGGCCTGTCGGCGTATATCCTCGGAGGACTGGCAGATAATTTCAAGGTCGGACGGGCAGGTAACTACCCGGTAATCGTCGTTGGTAAGAAAAGACATCGGAGCAGGGATTAGACGGTTCTGTAAATCGCGATGGCCTCTATGTCTGCGGCGGTAACTCCTTTGCGGTAGACACCCTCGCGCACAAGCCGCTTGATATGCTGCTTGCTCACGACCACAGGGCGACCGTTAAGGTTAATGACAAGATGCTTCTGCCCGGAGACGGCGCGTCGGCGGTCGGCCTCGCGTCGGCAATGGCGCAGACGGCAGTCGAAAACGACCGCACGGAAGTAGGTTCTGATGTTGCGGAATAATTTCATATAGGAGAAGTGTTGAATTGTTACCATGAATTTTTAGGGGCTTTGCGGCGACCCACGGAGGGCTTGAACCTCTGCTGCCGGGTAAGCCCCTGCAGAATGAAAATCGCTCCCTCGTCGGCATCCGGGCCGTCGTCGTGTCCCGACATACCACGCTCACAGGAGAGCGTCTGGTCTATGCCTGTGCGCATATCGGGATCATTCTTCATGCGCACGTTATAATAGACGTGGCCGTGTTCCCACAGCGGGGAAATGGCCTCTATGCGTTGGAACTTGTCGGGCTTCTTGCGCGTGTCGCCGAAAATCGGGAGCTGATAGCCTCTTTCGTTGCCCTCGCGCACGAACTCGTCAAGGAGAATCTGCTGAAGGAAATTGGCCTCTATATAATAGGAGCATACGGCGTTGGCCTTTACAATCTTCTCGTGGAGGTCATAGAACCAACCCACCATCTCGGCCACGGAGCATTGGCGGACGAAAGCCGCGAGGCAATGGAGATCCGTGCCTGTCTTGCCCCACAGTTTAATGGCCTTGTAGTCGTTGCGGGTGGTGGACTTGAACGAGGGGTCGCAGTAGCACACGAGATAATCGTACTTGGCGAGAGGCAGCGGGCGACACCAACGTATCCAATCGTTGCGGAAGATGCTGCCCTCGGTAATGGGGTTGTTCATCTTCTCGCGTTGGAACGATATATAACCCATGAACCGCTCCTCGGCACGTATCTCCTCGATAGACCACTTAGCAGCCCACGCGGGTTTGCCGTTTTTGTCAATGGCATTCACCTTAGAGACCACGACACCGTCGGAGGCCATGAAATTGGCGAGGACAGAGTTTTTGCCTATAAGGTTGCCGACCATACAGAAACGGCCACGGCCACCGTCGAGCGTGCCGAACAGGGCTTCTTTTACCCACTTTGTGAGCCGCGCCACGCGGTCGGGGTTGTTTACAAGTTCGTCGTCGTCGAGGTCATCTATCACGATATAGTCCGGGCGGTACTTCTTGTAACGGAGACCACGCGGCGACTGGCCGCGACCGCGAGCGAAGAAAGCGCGACCGTCGGCGGTTACGAACTTTCCTGTCTCCCACGACCCTGTAACTTTCTGCACCCCGAAGTCGGATATATAGCGTTGGTTGAACTCGAACTCCGCCTGTATGTCGCCGAGGAGCGTCTCGGCATTGTCCTTGCTCTTGCCGACAAGCACCATGAGGTGCAGTTTTTTGAGGGCTTTGAGATACATGGGAATGCCGACATCGAAATGGACGGACTTCGCGTGGCCTCGCGCCCACTGCGCGGCATATTGGATTGTAGGATGGTCGCGGAGCGTGTGCGCCGCCTTTATCTGAAACGGTGCGCAGTCGGTATGCTTCCCTGTCTCCTCGTCGTCGCAGTAGTGCGCGAGATAGTAAGAAAAGAAGCGGCCATAGTCGGCGAGGAGATACGCGATGCGTTTCTCCTTTTGCGCCGGGGTCTCGCGGACAGACACGACAGAGCGCGTCTGCACGGTCTCGCACCATTGCTTCCACTGCTCGATCGCCTCCTTGCGGTTCTGTGCGGTGTTCCTTGCCATACGCTACAATTTGCTGCCGAGCATTTCAAGTATATACTTGTTCTGATACTTGTTGACAAGTTTACGGAACTCCGGCGTAATCTCCAGGTCTGTCTCCGCCTGGTATTCGAGCCAACGGCCAAAAGCCATGAAGCACTCGATGAAATCGACAGCGGAAGCCTCCTTGTCGAGACGCTCGATAGTGGCCGAGAGTTTCACGAGCTGATCGACGACCGTCGCGGACTTGGAGATGTCGAGGTCTCGCAGTTCCTCTATCTTGTCCTTTATGGCCGAGAGCAGTTCATTCTGCAGACTTTTGCGGGTAATAGACATCGCAGCGCGTTTCTCACCCCAGCAGCCGTCCTTTACCCACTTGCCTACGGTATTGGCCGACACGCCGACTTTCTCGGCGATAGAGTTTTGCGGCATACCCTGCATGAAAAGAGCCTCGGCGAACTCCTTTTTATCTGTTGAAACCTTGTTTGCCATTCATAATAAATGATGTTTTCGGGTTGTATCAATGTTGATTTTACGGTGCAAAATTGCGACAAACGGACGGCGCGAGAAAATAGAGTGTAAAGTTTTTACACTCTGTTTTGCAGGGCAGTAAACCCTCCCCAACTTTGCACCGTAAAACGACATCGCGGAGTAGAGCAGCCGGGTAGCTCGCAAGGTTCATTCCCTTGAGGTCGCGGGTTCAAGTCCCGCCTCCGCCACAACCCCCTTTTGCGATCCGTCGGCGCGGCGGCACAGGGTTTTCACACAGTGAAGTGCCACACAAGCCGCGCCGACATTTTTTCATCATTATCACGCCAATGCCGAAAGAAGCAATCATATCGACCCCGCGCCTCAACAGTTACGGCGCAAGGGTACTGACCGAGGGCATAGACCTCACGCAATACCAAAAGAACCCGGTACTCCTGTATATGCACCGACGCGGGCGCAAGGAGGATATGCCGATAGGGATCATGGAGAATGTGCGCGTGGAGGGGGATACGCTCTACGGCACGCCTAAATTCGACGACGACACCGAGGACGAGCGCAACATCTCGAAGAAATGGGAGCGCGGCACGCTGCGTATGCTCTCCGCCGGGCTTGACATCATGGAATGGAGCGAAGACCCCACGCTTCTTGTGGCCGGACAGACGCGCCCGACCGTAACCAAAAGCAAACTCATAGAGGTGTCGGTGGTGGATATAGGCGCGAATGACGATGCGCTGCAGGTCGGCCTATATCACGAGGGGAAACTGCTCACCCTCGCCGCCGGGGAGGAAAGCGACCACCTGCCGCTTCTGAACCTCACCGTACACGAAGAAAAGACAGAACAACCCCCAAATAACAACATCAAAAAGAACATGGAAAAGATCCTTTTGAAACTCGGCCTCGCGCCCAACGCCACCGAGGACGAAGCAGTGGCCGCAATCACAAAATTACAGGAAGACAAGGCCGCTATGACCCTCGCCCGCATCACCGACGCGGTAGACACGGCAATCAAGGAAAAACGCCTCACCCCTGACAAGAAAGAGAAATACATCGTGCTGGGCAAAAACGTCGGCCTTGACACCCTCAACACGCTCCTTGACGACATGCAGCCCGCACAGAAGCCCCTCGACCTCGTGCGTCCCGCCGGAGGCGGCACAGCCCCCACCGCGACCCTTACATGGGACAAGGCAACCCCCGAACAGCTTGCCGACCTGCGCGACAATAACCGCGAGGAGTATGCCCGGCTCTACAAGGAGTATTTCGGTTTCGCACCCAAATTCAACTGACATCAACTCAACAAACATTTTCAATCAACAAAAGACGAATGAAAAGATTTCTTCTCGCCCTTATGGGCATGATTATCGGAGTTGCGCTGACCTCCGCAATGGGCGCGACCCTCGGTGTGGCCGTGGGTGTCTCGCCGCTCGCCGGAGCATTGACGCTCAACGGCGTTGCGGTAGGCACGTCGCTCATAGGCGGTCTCGCACCCGCCAACGCGCTCCGCGCCGGGCTTTATCCCGAAGCGTGGACAGGCGAGCTTGTAAAGGCATTCCGCACCGCAGCCGCCGCAATCGGGTGGTATAACAAGATCCGCAGCTACGACCAATATGTGGAAAAGGACGTTATCCACATGGTGGATGTGGGAGTAGATCCCGAAGTGCTTGTGAACAACACCTCCTATCCGCTGGAGGTCGAGACGCTCGAAGACGGCGACATCGCCGTGCGCCTCGACAAATACCAGAGCAAGCCCACCCGCATCACCGACGACGAGCTTCACGCGCTCGGCCATGACAAGATGGCCTCAGTGATAGAACGCCACAAAGAGGCATTCGACGAGGTGCGTTTCAGCCGCGCAATCCACTCTCTCGCACCCGCCGAGAACACGGCCAAGACCCCGGTGCTGCTCACCACAGGCGAGGTTGACGGCGACCGCAAGCGACTGACGCGCCGCGACATCATCGCGCTCAAAAAGGCTTTCGACAAGGCCAGGATACCCGCCGAGGGGCGCATCCTCGTGCTGTGCGCCGACCATGTGGTCGACCTGCTGGAGCAGGATCAGAAATTCGCCTCGCAGTATTACAACTACGACAGCGGCGCGATAAACCGCATGTACGGCTTCGAGGTGTACGAGTATGACGCATGTCCCCACTACAACACCTCCACGAAGAAGAAACTGGCCTACGGCGCAGTCCCGGCAGCCACAGACCGCCAATGCTCCGTCGCATTCTCGCTCAAACGCGCCATGAAAGCCAACGGCTCGACGAAGACCTATCTGCAGGAGGCCGCAGCCAACCCCACTACACAGGAAAACCTTTTCTCCATGCGCACCTACACAATCTGTCTGCCGACAAAGGCCGAGGGTCTCGGCGCGATAGTGAGCGCACCGAAAGCATAACCAGGTATGAAACAAACGCTGAAATATCTCGTTCTGCACTGCACCGCCACCCCGGAGGGACGCGACGTGACAGCCGCCGACATACGACGGATGCACACCTCTCCCAAATCGGCGGGCGGTCGCGGGTGGAGCAAACCCGGCTATACCGATATAATCCGGCTCGACGGCACGGTGGAGCGTATAGTCGACAACAACGAGGACAACTTCGTTGATCCGTGGGAAATCACCAACGGCGCGAAAGGCTACAATGCAGTGAGCCGCCACGTAGTCTATGCCGGAGGCTGCGACAAAAACATGAACCCCAAAGACTCCCGCACGGCGGCGCAGAAAAGCGCAATGGCAAAATACGTGCGCGACTTCCACGCCAAGCACCCTAATGTAAAAATCATCGGTCACCGCGACCTGTCACCCGACCTCAACGGCAACGGCGTGATAGAGCCTTACGAGTGGATGAAAGCCTGTCCGAGTTTCGACGTTGCCGCATGGCTCAAAGAAATCGGCATAACACAATAACGCTGAATGACTGAAACGATCCTTGCCGCAGCGGTGGCGATCATCACCGCGCCGCTCTCGGCATTACTCACGGCCATATTCCTGCGCTCCAAGCACAAGGCAGAAGTGGAGCAGCTCCGCGCCGAGGTGAAAAAGACGCTCGCCGACGTGCGCGGGCGTGAACTCGACAACGACAAAAAGGCCATAGAGATGATTATGGAACTTGTGGTCGAGCCGCTGCGCAAGGATATGATTCAGTTACAGGAAAAAGTAGACACCCTCACCAATGCGATTGAAAAAATCAATTCATGTCCTCACGCTGACGATTGTCCTGTCAGCCATGAGCTGCGCCGCGCCAAGAAAAGCGATGTCGGAGCAGCGGTCACAAACGCACTCGTCGCAGTCAGAAACGACATCGGGCGAGACCCACCTGCAGGACAGCGCGGCGATGCGCACGGAGCGGCTTCTGAATGAATGGCTCGCGGCATGGCTTCAACGCGAGGAGACAAGGGACGAGGCCACCGAGCGCGTGACCGAGATATTCGACACGACGCAGCCGCCGGACAGCGTCACAGGCACCCCGCCGCTGTCAGCCCGCATCCGGGAGCGTCACGAGACCAGGAGCCAGAGCGACAGCCGGGCAAAGGTGGAGACCGCCAAGAGCGACAGCACCGCCACCGAATGCGAGGCTCACTCACGGACGGACGAGGCCACGCAGACCGACATCGAGGCCGAAACGTCCGGGGAGAGCGAGGCCGAAAGCCGGGAGGAGAAAGGCGCGGACAAAACCCTCGTTTGGGTGTCGATAGCCCTGTCCCTCGTATCGCTCGCTGTCATCGCCATAATTATCAAACACCGTTCAAACAGACATTAAACACCATACGACAATGGCAAAAAAGACAAAAGAAACAGAAAAATCCACGGCGACGGTGGCCGCGAAAGCCGCCGCCAGGATAGCCGAGGAGACCCTGCGCCTCAATCCCGACATAAACGAGGTACACGTAACCTCTGACGGCACGGCGTTCTACACCCGCAACGACGCGCAGAACCACGCCAACTCCCTGCCCAACCGCGAGGTGTACTCCACCAACCGCAGGACTGCCGCGCTGAAAGCCGCAGCAGCAAAGAGCAAGGCCGACACCGCCGAGCCTGCCGCACCCTCCGACACCGAGCCGGAGGTGGACGAACTGACCGGGGAGGCAGTGAATGATACCGACAACGAACCCGCCAACACCGACGAATAATGCAGAATCTCACCATTACCCGGACAAACGGCAACATCGTGCGCTCGCTCGCTGGTGAAGACCACATAAGCGGCCTCGTGTTCTACTCGGCAACCCTGCCGACGGCCACCGAGGGCGTGGACGGCTTCACCGCAACAGAGCGCATCCACGCCATATCATCGCCGGAGACCGCCGAGAAATACGGCATCACCGCCGACGCGGAGGCATGGGAGACAAGGGTGCTTCACTACACCCTCGCCTCGATATTCAATATGAATCCCGGCGTGAGCCTGTATGTGGGCATCTTCAAGCCCGCCGCCGGAACAAACGCCTTTTCGGAAATCAAGCAGATACAGAACCATGCCGGAGGCCGTCTGCGGCAGGTGGGCGTGTGGAACGGCGCGGTGGAGCTGAGCGACACCCTCGTCAACTCCCTGCAATCGGTACGCACCACGCTTGAAGCGCAGAACAAACCGCTGTCGATACTCTACGCGCCGAAAGTCTCCGACGTTACCGCGCTCCCCTCAGACCTCGCAAAGATCGGACGCAACGGCGTGTCGGTCATCATCGGACAGGACGGCGCGGGAGTGGCCGACGAGCTCTACCGCGACGCGGCCAACGCCGCCAAAGCGAGCGTGTCGGCACTCGGCGACGCACTCGGCGCGGTGAGCAAGGCAAAGGTACACGAGAGCATCGCGTGGGTGGAATCGTTCCCGACGAACATAGCAGTGGCCGCTTTCGGCGACGGCAAGAAACTGCGCGATCTCGACGACGAAGTTATAAAAACGCTCGACAACTCGCGCTACATTTTCCTGCGCACCTACGACGGCCTCGCCGGGTGCTTCTTCAACGACAACCACACCCTCGACATTCCTACAAGCGACTACGCCTATATCAACGACGTGCGCACGATGGACAAGGCCGTGCGCGGTGTGCGCACCTACCTGCTGCCCAAACTCGGACGGCCTATGAAAGTGGACGCGGACACCGGGAAACTGGAGCGCACGGCGGTGGAGCATCTCATCACCACAGGCAACAAGGCACTGGAGGAGATGGCAAAGGCCGGGGAGCTGAGCGGCTACCGCTTCGACATAGACCCCGACCAGAACATACTCGCCACCTCGCGTGTGCGGGGAGTGATAAAGAACGTGGCCGTGGGAGTTATGCGCAACCTCGACCTTGAAATAGGTTACGCCACAAGTGTATAACCATTAACGCGACAAAAGAATGAACACATTGGACGCGGCCTATAACGGAATCCCGCTTATCAACGGCGAGGAATATTCGTGGGGCAACATCAAGACCTGCATAAACGGCATCGTCGTAACCGGGATCACCGCGATAGCCTACGGCGACAAACAGGACATGCAGAACAACTACGGCGCGGGGAGACACCCGGTAAGCCGCAGCTACGGACGCATAACCCCCTCGGCGAAAATCACGCTCTACATGAGCGAGGTTGTGGCGATTTCGCGCACCTCCCCGACCGGGCGAATGCAGGACATCGCGCCTTTCGACATCGAGGTGGCCTATCTTCCCCCCAACGGCATCATTGTCATCGACAAGATCCGCAACTGCCAGTTCACGGAAAACAAACGCGACTGGAAAGAGGGGGACATGAACCAGCAGGTGGAACTCGAACTGCTCCCCGGCAGCGTCGAATACGGCAAGCCCGACGGCGTTTAAGCCGGAAACCCGGAGTGTGAAACCCGAAACACGAACTTTTTCAGAAACAACAATCTCAAACCGATATGGATAACAAGACAATCGACATCAACACAGAGAATTTCACAGTAGTAAACGGCGACATCACCGAGGAGCAGATAGCCACGTGGAAAGGGAAGCATGGCCGCGTGGTGGAGGTAGAGGTGGCCGACACCGACTTCGAGGAGCTGCACCGAGGCTATTTCCACCGCCCGGACATGAAGACGATGCAGGCTTTCTCGGCCACGGCCAAGCAGAACGAGGTGAGAGCCGCCGAGGTTCTGTTTGACAACTGCTGGCTCGGCGGGTCGCCTCTGATGAAGAGCGATGCGGTCTACAAGATGCAGGCGACCGGGGAACTGCAGAACATCTTCGGGAAGTGCGTGTCTAAGCTAAAAAACTTGTAGAGGCGCACCAACTCTCCGGGGGCGTGGAGGACGACGACCCTGGAGAGATAGCGAAAGGGTGCGCCTTGATCCGCGCCAACTTCGGGACAGACCCGGAGACACTCACCGACGAAAGGTGGGCTATGCTGTTCCAACAGGCCGTGTGGCTGGAAAACTTCCGTCTTGAAAACATGGCAAGAATCCTCGCAAAATTATTCTCACCCGCAGATGCCGAATGCAGCCTATAATGCAAAGCCACCTTTGAATGAGCAATTACAACTTCAATTACGCTTTCAACATAAGCGGCAACTGCAATGCCGTGGTCGCCGAGATTTCGGGAGGTGTCGAGAACCTCCAACGGAATCTCCGTGCGACCACGTCGCTGTGGGACACATTCGAGGGGAAGATACTCGCGCTTAACCAATTCACGCAGTATGTAGGCAATCTGAGCCAAACTCTCAACGAGACACTCGCTCCCGGCGCGGCACTTAACGCCTCGCTCGCGGACTTACAGGCCATATCCGGCGCGACCGGGAGAGAACTTGAAACCGTGGAGCGTTTCGCACGATCCACGGCAAGGGAATTCGGTGTGTCGGCCTCCGGCGCGGTCGAATCATACAAACTGCTGCTGTCGCAACTGTCGCCGGAACTCACCAAGAACACGGCGGCACTCGACGCGATGGGACGCAACGTCGCCATTCTGTCAAAGACGATGGGCGGCGACACCACCGCTGCCGCCGAAGTTCTGACAACGGCCATGAACCAATACGGCGTATCGCTTGAAGACCCGATGGAGGCTTCCCGGCAGATGGCCGACATGATGAACATAATGGCCGCTGCCGGACGTGAGGGTTCTGCGGAACTGCCCACTATCAAGGTGGCGTTGGAACAGTGCGGTATGGCCGCGAAAGCCGCCGGGGTATCTTTTGCCGAAACCAACGCCGCGATACAGGTTCTTGACAAGGCGGGCAAGAAAGGTTCGGAGGGTGGTGTCGCCCTGCGAAATGTCATGTCAACTCTCGCGCAAGGCCGCTTTCTGCCAAAGGATGTGCGCGAGGAACTCGCCGCAGCCGGGATAAGTGTAAACGACCTCACCGACAAATCAAAGTCTCTTGCCGAGCGTCTACAGGTACTCAAACCCGTAATGGCCGACGACGCTCTTTTCAGCAAATTGTTCGGCAAAGAGAACTCCGCAGCAGCAATGGCTCTCGTGCAGGGCATTCCAAAGGTGGAGCAATGGACTGCCGCCATATCCGGCACCAATACTGCCGTGGAGCAGAGCAAGGTCATTATGGAGACCTACAACGAGCGTCTTGCGCGGGTACAGGCGAAGTTCGACGACATAAAAATTTCCATATTCAACTCCTGCGGCGACCTCGGTATATGGACGCAGGTCGTGGTGGGTGCGCTCGTGCCGCTCTCCCAACTCGTGCCGCTGATCTACGGCGCGGCAAAGGCGGTCATGTTTCTGCGGAGCGTGAATTTCAAAGGCGCGTTCACAGGCGTTGTTTCCTCGATACGGAACGTTGTCGCGGGGCTGATGATGCAGAATATAGCCATAACCGCGTCCGGCGGCTATTGGCTCGCATTCAAGGTTCTCGCGCAGAACGTGTGCCGCTCAATAGGTGTCGCCATTATGAACATCCCCATTGTCGGGTGGATAGCCGCCGCCATTGCCGCAGTAATCGCCATAATTCAGCAGCTTTGGGATAAGTGCTACGGCTTCCGCGTGGCTGTCTTTACCGCGTGGGAGGGCATCAAAGCCCTGTTCTCCGCTTTGTGGGAATGGCTGTCCGGGCTGTGGCAAAGAATATCCGCGTTTTTCGTCGGCCTGTGGAACGGCATAAAGTCAATGGCACAGAAAGTCGCCAACGTCTTTATGGCCGTGGTAAACAAAATCCGCTCATTCATAGCCGCGATCCGCAACTTTGTCGTTAAGGTAGTCAATGCCGTGGTCGAGAAGGTGAGCGCGATATGCAAGCCGCTCGTTACCGCTTTCAAGAATGTAGCCAACGCCATAAAAGGTTTCTTCGGCAAAATCATTGACTGGGTGCGGGATAAGTTCTACGCTCTGATAAACTGGTTCATCGACAAATACAACTGGATAGCCTCCAAACTCAACTTCGACAAGATAGCCCGGCTCGGCAGGGAGGCCGCAGACCGCTCTTGGGCGGCAGACCACCCGGAGCAGCCGGACGATGATTCTTCCGGCGGTGGAAACGGCAGCTCCGACCCCGTCGGTAACGGAGGTGGGCTTGGCGGCGGTTCACCAATCGGCAATGCCCTCGGCAGTGTCGGCGGCAGTGCGTCGAAAGAGACCGACCGTGTCAAGAATATAAACATCACCATTGACCGCCTTATCGACAAATTCACCATAACGACCAACAATCTCTCCGAAAGCAAGGAGAGGATAAAGGATGCGGTGGCCGAGGCTCTTCTTTCGGCTGTCAACGATGCAAACTACGCTCTATAATACAGACCATGCAGGAATACAAGTTTGAAATAATCAATGCCCGGTTCATAGCGTCCAGGGTGGCGATACAGGCAAAGGGACTCGCTTACAGGCTGCGACCGAACAAAGGACGCGACGCGCAGAAAAACGAGGACTACAAGCTCGGGACGCTGCCCGGCTACGTGACGGGGGGCGGCACTACAGAGGGCGGCGCGGCTATCAACAAGGCAGAGGAGAAGTGGAGCGGAAGCGGCGACTATTGGCTTGGCCGCACGGCTCTGACGGACATGGTGGTGAAAGTGCCGGACGAGGGTCTGCTGCTGATCAACGATGCTACGGTGAACGTGTCGTTGCAAAAGGAGGTGGTGAAGACGGCACTCGTAGGCCGCGCCGGAACGATAAAGGAGTATATCACCGACGGCGACTACCAACTGAGCATAAGCGTGGGGATAGTCGCCGTGGACGACGATGGCAGGATATGCGACCAATACCCGGAGCGGGCTGTGGCGCAGCTGCGGGAGATAATGGAGAGGCCGGAGGCACTGGAGGTGAGCTCGGCGTTCCTTGACCTGTTCGGGATAAGCCATATAGTCGTAACCGGGTTCTCTGCAAAACAGATGACGCACTCTAACAGGCAGGTGATAGAGATAACGGCGTTGAGCGACACCGAGTATGTGATAGAATCAACCGATTATTAACCGACGTTCAAACACCTTTCAAACGATGAACGGACTTACGACATACGAGAACTGCGGCGACCTTGCCATAGAGGGCGGGGGCTGCATCGTGGCCGGGACGGAGGCGCAGACGATAGAACACGTTCTTGTGGCTAACCGTGGAGAGTGGCGGGAACACCCGCTGCTCGGCGGGGAGATCCGCAAGATGCAGCACGGCCTTGCCGGGAGGATGTGGGCTGCGCGTGCGCGGCAGATGTGCCGCGAGGCGGGAGTGGCCGTGAACCGGGTAACGGTGAGTGATAACGGAAAAATCACGGTGGAATGAAGACGACGGCGAGAGAGGGGCAATGCCTCGTTGACATAGCGTTGGCGGCGACAGGCTCGGTGGAGGGCGTTTGGGCGTTGGCTCTGCGCAACGGACTGAGCGTGACCGGGGAACTCGGCCACGGCACGGAGATAGCGTGGGAGGCCGGGGACGTGACGGACGCGAGGGTTGCGGAAAAGTACGCCGCCGAGGGTATATGCCCGGCGACGGCGGTAAGTGAAAAGACGCTTGCCGGACTGCTCGACAAGCCTGTGATAATAATCCCGCCGGACTGGGAGATAATCCCGGCAGACCCGGTGAAGAAACAGCCGACAAGGGCTGCGGTGTTCGCGGGGGCGTTCACGGCGGCATTCTCGTAAGGCGCAAAAGGAGAAAAGAAACGAATCACAAACAACATCATACATTAGGACGATATGAAACAGGACTGGAAGCCCGAGGAACTGCGGGCAACTGCGGCAGAGATCCGCGGGGCGGTGATGCCGAAATCAATCACGCCGGAGATGGTTGGCGGGATGCTTGCAGGTCTCACCGAGGCCGTGGCCGAGGTGGTGGAGACGCTCGGAGAGATACCGAGGGAACACGTAAGGGTGCGTGTAAACACCCTCGACAGCGAGGGGCTTACAGCCTGCTCTACCGACGCAACCGTTTATGTGGATATATTTACCACGAAAGGTTATCCGGCGGTAAATATGCCGAGGAAAGAAATCAAGGTGAACGGCGACGGCATTGCGGAGTTTGATGTGCCCCACGGCTTTCAGTTTGCGGTTTACGCCAAGCATCCGGGGCTGAGCGCATCGTTTCAGTGGGTGCATACAGCCGCCATTGGCGAGCGGCCAATTATCGTGCTGTGGTGTGTGCCTGTTGGTGTTTGGTGGTTTGGCGCGATATTCCACGGTACTGAAGACGAAGATATGGACTGGGGAGACGAACTCTACCGTCCTGTACCCTACCTGTTCGACCACTTTACAGATGACTGGGACGAGATAGAGGCGAGGGCAACTCCCGACCTGCGTCCCGGCGAGAACTCCATGGACTACTGCAACTACGGAATTATGGTGGCTACGGCAGACACCTGCTTTGTCATAGCTCCCAATTCTTTCTCGGTTGAGAGAATGGCATGGAGCAACAGCAGGGCATACGGAATGTATATCCCAGGCATGGAGCATATAAACCACCATACGGAAGCGGGTAAATGGCAAGGCGATTATGCCGAGGCTCAGAACCGCGCCCGCGCCGACATGGACGGCAATATGAACACGGCCAAGATACTCAGAGCTGTAAACGGCGCATTGGCGGCAGAGTGGGTCGGGTCGGTAGTATATGACTATTCAGAGAACCGATGGCTGCCGTCGGCAGGACAGGTGTATCTGATATGGCTGAACAGAACGGCCATCAACCGACTCATGCAGGAGGCGATGAACAGCGACGCAGAGACATGGGCTTATGCCCTTTTGCCTTATCAGAACGACAAAGGGCAATGGCAGAATCCCAACGGGCATTACGAGTACTGGTGGACGAGCACTGTCTTCGACGATTGCTGCTCGTGGGTTGTCGGCTCCAATGGCCCCATCGACCGCGGCACCAGCGACTACCCTTACGACGTGCGGGCGGTGTCGGCTTTTCATTTTGAATATTAAACCTTTTTCCTTTCCTTTGGTGAGGTCGCCCCCTTAAAGGGCGACCGGGCAGAGGGAAAGCGACACCGGGCGAAGCCCGGTCGAAAAAATTTTCGTAACTTTGCAGACGATTAAAAAATTAACTGAAATGGCAAACGGCGCGGCGACAGCCGGGGCATACAAGAGCGTTTACAGGCTGATACAGCAGATGGTCGGCCTCAGCGACAACGTGCCTGTGAAATACCGACGGTGGCTTTGGGAGAAGACGTTGGACGCTGCAACGGATCTGATCGCGCTGATAGTGTATGCGTGGGATGAGCAGAACGTGGCGCACAAGGTTGTCTACATAGACCGGGCGTTGACGAAATTCACGGTGCTGAACACGTATATGCGGCTGTGCAACGAGGCGCGGGTGCTGCCATTGCAGAAACAGACAAGTCTGTCGGAGCTTATGGCCGATATATCCGGGCAGCTCGGGTCGTGGCGCAAGGCCACGGCTGAAAGGGCGAAAAAAGGTGTCTAAGAGTGAGTGTTCCGTCGGCCACGGCTTACGGAAGCGCGATTTTCTTTAATGAAAAGGTCTGTGCGCTCTCATTAAGAGCAAGGAACAAGCCAGTCACAGAAGATTACTGCTCGTGGGTTGTCAACTACAATGGCAACATCAACAACAACAACAGAAACAACACTTACGACGTGCGGGCGGTGTCGGAATTTCAACGGAAAATGAACAACCAACCGGAACAACATATCGCCATAGGCTACGACAGTCTTTTGTCCGCCTATTATCAGTGCCGCCGCAACAAGGCGTGGACTGAGGCGGCTGCGGCCTTTGAGATACACTACGAGACCGAACTGCTGAAACTGCGCGACGAGATACAGGCCGGACGGTACAGGCCGCAGCCCTCGATCACGTTCCTCGTGGAATGGCCGACGCTGCGGGAGGTATTCGCGGCGATGTTCCGGGACAGGATAGTGCAGACTTGGATCGCACAGCGGATAGAACCGCTTTTTGAGGCGCAGTTCATCCCGGCGAGTTTCAACTGCCGCAAGGGTAAGGGTACGCTTGCCGCCGTGAAACATCTGCACGAGGCCATACGCGAGAAATCCGAGAACTACACCCGCGACTGCTGGGTTCTGAAATATGACCTCAAAGGTTTCTTCATGTCGATAAACCGGGCGATGGTGACGGATAAACTCTGCCGTTTCATCCGGGAGCGGTACAAGTGCGCGGACGTGGAGACGCTTGTCTACCTCACGCAGGTAACTCTGCTCAACTCCCCGGCGGAGGGGTGCATCATACAGGGCGACCCGCGCAAGTGGGAGGAACTGCCTCCGAACAAAAGCCTGTTCACCGTGCCGGAGGGGTACGGCCTCCCGATCGGAAACATCACCTCGCAGCTCGTGGCGAATTTTCTGCTTGACGAGACCGACCATTACCTTACCGAGACCCTCGGCCTCGACATAGACCGCTATGTGGACGACACGGCCACCGTGGACTGCGACAAGGAGAAACTGCTACTCGCTATGCCGCTTATCAGGGAACACCTGTGGCAGACAGCCGAGGTGAGGGTAAACCCGAAAAAGTATTACCTGCAGCACTACAAGAAAGGCGTTAAATTCCTCGGCACGGTCATCAAGGGAGAGCGCATCTACATCGCCAACCGCACCCTCGGAAAAGCGATGTGCCGTCTGCACGGATTCAACCGACAGGCCGAGGAGCGCGGCGCGGCATGGTGCAAAGCCAACGCGGAGCATTTCGTGAGCTGCATCAACTCCTATCTCGGCCTCATGCGGCAAGGACAGGAATATGGTATGCGCCGGGCTTTCTGCGGTAGGATCTCCGAGGCGTGGATGAAATACATTGTGGTGGAATGGGACTTCACCAAGATAATACTAAAACAGAAATACAAACACCGCGAGCGCGTGAAGCGTATGCTCCGCCGCAAGCGTAAACAAGCATCAAGAAACAGAATACCAAAAGCAAAGCGAATGACAGCACGAGTTTTCAGCGGGGAGACGCTCCCTGCCGTTGAGCAGTTCAACACCGGTCGCAAAAGGGGTTGCATTGTTCGTTGGGACTACGAGCCTGTCAAGACAACAATCCCCGAAGTTGACAAACGCGCCGCGTTCCGCAAGCGCAAGGCGTTGAGCCGCGCCGCCAAAAACGGCACACCCCCTCCCGCCGAGGAACCGCAGCAGGGCAAGGAGGTTGACAGCGGCCTTGTGGCCTATTCTGAAATGCGCTACTTAGGCATTCCCGACCCGGAGCGAGTTGTGGCCGACATTCAGTATGACCTCGACCTGCGTTACGGCGACGCACCGCGCCCGGAGATTGATTTCGACGCTTACCGCTCGGCCATAGCCGCGCTCAACAAAGCGTGAGGCGATGTCACGGTCAATCGCCGAGATAAAGGCTCAGATATGCGAGACCTTCATCTCACAGGACGCTATCCGCACAGGGTACGGACTGAAAGAGAACCAATCCTTTGACAAGGCTTTCTCGCCGGTGTCGCTGGAGAGCCTGATGTTCTACGTCGTCGCCTCCTGTATATGGCTGCTCGAAAAACTTTTCGACCGCCACCGCGAGGAGGTGGACGCGAGGATAGATGCCCTGCGCCCGCACACGCTCCGTTGGTACGTTACAAAGACCCTCGCCTATATGCGCGGCAAGGATCTCATAATGACCGACGGCGTGGTCGTGGCCGACTACTACGACACGTCGGGAATGACGGAGGCCGACATCGAAAAGGCACGTGTGGTGAAATACGCGGTCGCCACCGAGGACAACACGCAGGTGTTCATCAAGGTTGCCGCGAGGGGCAACAACGGCCAGCCCACGCCTCTGCAGCCCGATGACCTCGCCGGACTGAAAGGCTACCTCTCGCAGATAAAGGACGCGGGAGTGGCCATAAAGGTGCTGAACGAACCCGCAGACAATATGCGCGTGGAACTCGTGGTGCTTTATGATCCGGCCATACTCACGGCGCAGCCCACAGGCAACGGTCGCCCGGATGCGGACGGCTACACGGCCATAAGGCTGCTGCGCGACGGCAAGGACGTGATAACCGAGGTCGTGAGCGGTGTCATATCCAAGCTGCCTTTCAACGGCGAATACCGAAACTCCGACCTTATGGCCGCTTTGCAGTCCATTGAGGGAGTGCGCGTGGCCGACATCGTGAAAGTGGAGGCCGCAGCCGGAGGCTCGGAGGCTTACTCGCGTGTCGTCGGCTACCGCCGTCCCTATTCGGGTTATTACGCATTGCAGAACCTCACGGTCAGAGGCCGTGCCTATCAAGTGGCCGAATGATGATTTTTGACATAGATTTCGACAAGTGGATAGCGACCATGCTGCCGACGTTCCTGCGTCTGCGCCGGGTGTTCGCTTTCTGCCGCGCCTTATGCTCGCCGCTCTACCTCGGCGACGACACAGGGCTGTACCCGCGCTTCCTGCGGGCGCGTGGCGACCACATATACAGGTTGAGCCACAACGGGCAGGTGTGCTATCTCCGCGCCGCTCTCAACGACGCTTTCAATCTGAAAAAAGGGTTTGAGATCGAGGACGCGGGGGCATACGAGGGGGAGTGGGTCTATGCAAAAGACCCGACGATGCCGAACCAGTTGCTCGCCGTGGACGAGAAGAAGAACCGCAAGCCCGTAGAGGGTGAGCCGCCGGAACATCCGACACCGTTGCTCGCCGACGAAGCGCGGCTCAACGCGCCGCAGAACTCGTTCATCGTGCGCGTCCCCAACAACATCTACACAACGCAGCTCGACAAGGTGAAGGCCATTGTGGAGCAATACAGAATCCTTTCAAAAACTCCGATTTACACCCCAACAAACTCAAGCAATGAACAGAGCGGAATATTTATCAACGGCGGTCGCAAACGGTGGCAATGGCCTGTATCCATTATCGACGCAGGGGCTGTCGTTCATACAAGACCAGATTACCTTTTTACAGGCATTCGCAAGGATAGGCGGTAAACGTTACATCCTGCTCGCACCTACGGCCACCGCCGACGGCGTTGTGGTGATAGACGGCGAGGTGCTGCGCTTCAAGGCCGCAGCCAAGCCGGGCAACGGCATTCAGATCCGGGAGACAACCGAGAACATCGTGGCCGACGGCACGACCTACCGCGAGGCGCGGATTTACCGTTACGCCGAATATGTGCCGACATATACAAAGAACGTGCCGGGATTATATCCGGCCTCCGGGTTCTCGATGATAGAAACCAACGACCAGTTGGCAAAGAAACTGCTCGACTACACCGCCGTCAACAGCGACCTCGCCAAGAAACTCACCGTATTGTCTACCGACAGCCTCACCCGCGTTCAGTTGGACGCGCAAAAGGACAACGTGCGTCTTAACTGCCGCAAGGGGTGTTTCGCTCTGAACGGCGCGGAGGAATACACGATCAACGTCTACCGCCACAGCGCGAACAACATCACGCAGGAACAGATCCTGCCCGACCTGCGCCGCTACGTCCGCTATTGGAACAGCGCGGCAAAGACGTGGGGAGGTTTCTACCCGGTTACGGAAAACCTGCATATCGACGTTAAGGTTGTGAAAGGATCGACCGTCTATGTGCGCCACGGCTTTATCCCGGAGGGGGTTCAACTTGTGCTGCTCCGCAAGAAGAAACGCAGCCGAAAGCGTCGTTCCGGCGGCACGACAGGCACAAACGCCGCATGGAAAGGGAAATCCATGCTCCGGCAACCGAAGAACCAATACGTGCATTACAAGGGCGTGATACTCTCCACCTCCTCACCTAACAACTGGTATGTGCCTAAGTGCATAGGCGTAACCGACAAGGAGGACAATGCCCTTATCGGAAAGGAACTCGGATCTGTCTGCTCGGATATGATTGTGGCAAGCGGGAGTCTGTCAGAAATCGCCGCCGGGAACGGCCTCTACAAAGTGGTCGGCACTCGCGTCAAGGCCTCCAAGAAAGGCACGAAGCCCAAGACACAGGCTTGCTGCTATGCGCGGATCGCGTTGCAGTTTGCCGCAGCCGGGAAGACGTTCAAGAGCGCGGGCGGAGAGATGGCGCGTATGAAATACCGCCTTTGGTTTCATCTCGACAAGAAGACCAACAAGACCGTGGTGCGCCGTGGGTTCTCTGCCGATTAGGGACAAAAAAAGAGGGGCGGTTGAAAAACTGCTCCTCTAAAAACCCCGGCGGTCGTAACTCATTATATGCTCTGTTGTGAAATCTTGTAGGTTGTCGCTGACTAATCCAGTCGGTGCTTCGTTCAAAATCATCTCAACGGGGTCTATAAGACGCTCAATCCCTGCTGTCGGACGCGGCCATTGCCGCGATAACTTAGTGTGAGAGGGAATCGCACATGCCGCACACACCATACACTATCTTGAAATCGAAATCGCAAAACTGTCGAGGGTGTAATGCATGGCGCAAAGATAACCGTTAAATTCTTAACCCCAATAAAACAGCCGATGAAAAAAACAGAATAACAGAAAACATACGTCGGTGGGCAATAAAAAACAGCCCCCGACCAGATAGTAAAGGCGGCAACCACATACTATCACAAAGACGCGATACCCCGCGCAGTCGAGGGCTGTATAAGCCTTTTGACCGCAGGGCATCGCGTCTTTGTATGTGGTTGCCACTGCAAAATTACGCAAAAGGGGCGAGATAACCAACCGTTTCACAAACTATCAAACCCCATTTTATGCTGAATGAATGACAGCAACAGTCTCCCGACGGAGATTTACAAGGAGACCTCCTCGCTCGGACGGCTTCTGATAAAGCCTGTTGACAAGGCCACCGCAAAGGAAATGATTGTCAAGAACCACTACTCCCACAAATGGAACGACGGAGGTTTCGGTGTCTACAACTTCGGAATCTTCCGCGCCGACGAACCCGACCGCTGCCTCGGCGTGGCCGTCTACGGCTACATGAAGAATCCAAAGGCGCGCCTGTTCACGCACCCCAATCCCAAAGCGTGGATGTGCGAACTCAACCGTATGTGGATAGATGATGAACTCGGCCACAATGCCGAGAGCATTCTGATAGCCGCCTCGATCAAGCTGCTGCGCCGCCTTGACCCTAACCTCGTGGCCGTGCAGAGTTTCGCCGACGGTCGCCTCGGCTGCGGCACTATCTACAAAGCCGCCAACTTCCAGTATTACGGCTTTCACCTCACCAAGTTTCTGCGTAACAGGCGCAGCGGTGAGATGGTACACGAACAGATATTCACCAACTCAACATCGCCGTCGGGCTTTCTACGCGCCAATGTCGGGATGCTGATAGGCGATTTTGAAGTGTTCCACGTCAAGACCTACCGATACATTTACGCGCTCGACAAGCGTTTTCGGTGCGTAAAGCCGCAGCAACCTTATCCGGCATACGACAAAGGGATGGAAGCGACCGAATGGAAGCGCGACCGCTCGAAAATGATAGAAAGATGCGTCGGAATACTTACGAAAATGGCCGCAGATTCGGTGTGAACGCGGCCAAGATAACAATACAAAGGTAGTAAAAATCCCTCAAACCGCAAAAAGTTTGAGGGATTATTTTGCTGTAAAAATAACTATTTTTCAACCGATTAAACAGCGTTTGAGCGATGATTGAACGGCGGTCAAACAGACGCGCCCGAAATGGCCGGAAAACACCAAAAAATGTACTTTTCGTTTTTCAAAATTGCACTTTTCGTTTTGCCGATTATAATTGAGCGAACTATTTTGCAACAGTACACTATACAGAAGCAATACCTTTTACAACAGATGTTTATATGAACATTTGTTGAAGCAAGTATGATTTCATTCGATTATAACTCGCTAACAGAGATGTTTGCACGCACATATCTTCCTCAAGCCTAAGCATAAGATTGGTCGTGCGCCGCTGTAAATCTTTCGATGGAATAAATATCCTCATGTCAGAGAGAGTAGATTGAACAATATATGGTGTATTACTTGTGCTTTTCTCAATGGCAATTCGTTTAGGCAAAAGCATTTGTAAGGCGATTTTTATAAACTGTATGTCTTCGGTAAATTTATCCAATACATATGTTCGTTGATAGGCGTTGAATTTACCATTATAGTAATTGATATAGCCTAAATTCGCGCCATTACCGGATATGAGCAATGCTTCCGTATCGAATGCATAATTATTTATGCAAAACGGTTTTTCTGCGCAAGTAAAAAACGGATATTGTCCATTTTCTTCCATAGCATTAGCATCAAGTTTGCCTGTGGTAATATGACAAATGTCTCCAAGTTTCACCCATTTACCATCCGAAATAGTCTTCCTGATAAATAAATCTCTAACTCCCTTGATTAAGGTTTCTAACTTGTCAATCAGCCTCCTTTGGGTAGAAATGCGCTCGTCAAGTAGTTTGAGGAATGAAGAAATTTTACATTGTTCAGATAATGATGGAATCGCCGTTCTGATTCGAGCAAAATTCGGATAAAATAGATATATGCGTACCCCACCTTCTCCATTAGCATTATAGTAAAAATTTGCCTTAGGGGACTTTAAGAATTGCAAAAGGAAGCTCCCATCAACTTCATTAGACGGCTTAAAGCATACATACAATGAACTAATCATACATGGTTCAGAACCAACATATCTTGCAATGGAGCCAACATTTATTCTGGCTGGGTTGTATGCGAATTCTCCGCGTTCGATTATTTTATATGATTTGATATCCTCTCCTACCATCTCTCTATCCTCAAATTGCTCATTTTGAGGAATAAATCCCCTATTGTTCGTAACGGAATACATTGGATATTCTTTGCATTCCTTGTTACGGCGGTTAAAATTAAATGTAACATCCCCAAGAGTTACTGGTTTCCACGGATCGGTGAAGCCGTGGAAACGCAAAGCGGGCGAATTGGAGTTTTTGTTGTTTTCAGTGTCAGCCATCGGGATTTTCAATCTTTACGGTTCTACATTAAGGATTCTTATTCCACGATTCCGAGTTCGCGGAAATAGCTCTCGATTTGCGCATCGAGCTCAGAGCGCTTCGCTTCAAGTTCTTTGATTTCGGCCATTACTGCCTTGATGTCGATTCCTTCCTCTTCCTCGAATGTATCTACATAGCGAGGGATGTTGAGATTATAATCGTTGTTGGCTATCTCCTGAAGCGAAGCCAGATGGCTGTATTTTTCGATTTCAGTACGATTGCGATAGGTATCGACAATCTTCTGTATGTGTTCGGGACGCAGCTTGTTTTGCGTCTTAACCTTCTCAAACTCCCGGCTCGCATCAATAAAGAGAATGGAGTCATCCTCCTTGCGGCATTTCTTGGCAACGATGATGCAGGTGGGTATTCCTGTGCCGTAGAAGATGTTTGGTGGCAGTCCGATAATGGCGTCAATGTAGTTCTTGTTCTCGATGAGATAACGGCGTATCTTACCCTCGGCATTACCACGGAATAGTACGCCGTGGGGAGCTACACAGGCGAGTGTGCCGCCATCGTTGAGGTGATGAATCATGTGCAGGATGAAAGCGTAGTCCGCTTTCGATTTCGGAGCCAATGCCCCGGCTTTGCTGAAACGGTCATCGGAGTTGAATTTCTCCGCTGCGCTCCATTGAGCCGAGAATGGAGGATTTGCAACCACGGCATCAAACTCTCTGTCAGGAAAAGCATCCGCTTCAAGTGTGTCACCGTTTTCTATGGTGAAATCCTTGTACTTGACTCCATGAAGGAGCATATTCATACGGGCAAGATTGAACGTGGTGGGATTCTTCTCTTGTCCATAGATTGTGTCGGCATTGCCGTTGCGGGCTGTGCGTAGAAGAAGGGAGCCGGAACCGCAAGTAGGGTCATATACATCGCGCAGACGTGTCTTGCCGGTGGTCACGACTTCGGCGAGAATCTGGCTGACTTCCTGCGGGGTGTAGAATTCACCGGCCTTCTTGCCGGCACCGGCGGCAAACTGTCCGATCATATACTCGTAGGCATCGCCGAGAATATCGATATCGGAGGCTTCGTTAAGTCCGAAGTCTATGCCGTTGAGGGCTACAAGCACGTTTGAAATTAGCGTATTTTTATCATCGGCAGACTTTCCCAACTTCGGCGAAGCGAGGTCAATATCAGAGAAAAGACCTCCAAAATCCTCGTTACTGTCTTGCCCGACCGTGCTGTCCTCAATTTTCTTCAGCGAGCGTTCAAGCTGAGGCAGGATGTTCTCTTTACGGTCAATCGCATCAATAATGCTCGAAAAAAGAAATTCGGGTTCGAGGAAATATCCGAGGTTGCTCAGACACTCGTCTTTTATGTCGGCTTTCAGCTCGGCATCGTCGCTTGCCCAAGCGTCCTTGAATGTGACGCCGTCCTCCGACAATATGTCATCGGCATACATTTCTATCTTCTCGGACAAGTATTTGTAGAATATGAATCCGAGGGTGAAGTACATAAAATCGCTCGCCGACATATTGCCGCGAAGGTTATTTGCCACAGTCCAAAGCTGACTGCGAAGCTGCTGTTGAAGTTCCTCGCTCATATATTATTCCCAGTTGTATATTTCTATAATTTTACGGAGTTTCTGAATAATGCGGTTGAACACGCTCCGGCGTTGTTTCAGACCGAGTTTCTTCTTCTTGATGGCATCCTGAAGTATCTCGTCTTTTTCGCGGTTGAGATAATCGTATTCCTCCATGAATTTATGAAGTGCCGTCCGGTCGATTTCTTCCTCCTCGGCAAGATGCTCGACGGCACGATTTTTTGCCTTGCGAACATACTCCACCAATCTGGATTCAAGGTCTATAGTACCATCAGCCTTAGACCGCCGGAATTCATCCTGATTGGCATCGACATTCTCGCTGATGAAACCGTCGATAAGTTCAGCCTTGCTTCGCATCTCGGCATCACGAATCATAGTGTCGAGAATCTCCCGGCGTTTTTCGGAATAGTTATCACTGGCAGGGTCAAGGTCATGTATCAGAGCGAGGATATAAGCCACGTTGATTACATCGCTGTGGAGCAGTTCGAGGCAGAAGTCAATATCTTCAAGCGTTGTCTCCGGCTCGTCGCCATAAGTTGCTGCTGGTTCGGCGGCTACTTTTGCAGGTTTTGCACCAAAGTTCTGGGCAATGTCAAGATACTTGCTGCGGAAATCCTGAAACTCCTGCTCCGTCATTATGAAAGAAATATCCGAAGGAGAATATTCCTCATAAATCTGCATTTCTGCATGTTTCTTGATTATGTCGCGGAAAGCAAGCACAAACGCCACTTTGTCGTTCTCGCTTTCAAGATTGTCTATCTCATCGACATTCGGGTATTTCGACAGGAACTGTTCAGTTTTTTCAATGTATTCGCGCTTGACATCCTTGAATGGCGGGCGCACTATATCCTCGATAGGATTATTGTCGGAGAACAGCTTTATAGACGCATCCACGTTGCTTTTGAGGTCGCGGAAGCAGATTACCTTGCCGAATCGTTTTTTCTCATTAAGCACGCGGTTTGTGCGACTGAATGCCTGCAACAGTCCGTGATATTCAAGATTTTTATCGACATAGAGAGTGTTGAGTTTCTTGGCATCGAACCCGGTAAGGAACATACCGACAACAAGCAACAAGTCCAGCGGCTTCATCTTCGGGTCTTTCTTCTTCATCCTCTTGTTGATATCATCATAGTAGAGTCCGAAGTTTTCTACCGAATGTGATGTGCCGAAGGTGTTGTTGTAGTCATCTATAATTTCCTGCATCTCATCGGCCGCAACTTTCGGGTTTGCAAAACCACGGTTCATGCCGGTAGCTTCATCATCCTGACTGCCGTTTGCAGCATAGGTGAATATCGCACCGATTTTTATGTCGGGTTTTAAGTCCTTAAATATCTTGTAGTAACGCAGAAGCATTGGCACGGACTGAACGGCAAACAGAGCGTTGTACTCGCCATCAAATGTGGATTTACTGAAGTTGTTGAGTATAAACCGTGCGACTTCACGCATACGGCTCTCGCTCTCAAGATCAAGTTCTGTGTTCCCGGTGTAATATTCAACAAGGAAGCCCAATACATTGTCATCGGCGATTGCATCTTTAATCAGATACTTATGCAGACAGTTTCCGAAAATTTCTTTGGTTGTACGGTCATTTTTAGAGTTTTCTACGAATATCGGAGTGCCGGTGAAACCAAATATCTGAAGATTGTTGAAGAAATTGACGATATTCTTGTGACTCTCTCCGAAATGGCTTCGATGACACTCATCAAAAATCATCACGACCTTTTTGTCACGCACTTCCTGAATATGGCGGTTATAATAATCTTTTGTGACCGCACAATTCAGCTTTTGAATAGTGGTGATTATTATCTTCTTATCACTTCCGAGACGCTGTATAAGTTCCTTAGTACTGTCAGTGCCATCCACAGCTCCCGGCTCAAAGGCTTCATATTCCGCCTGTGTCTGAGTGTCGAGGTCGTGCCTGTCAACGACAAAAAGCACCTTGTCTATTTCATCAATTTCAGAAACAAGCTGTGCGGCTTTGAATGAGGTTAACGTCTTTCCCGCTCCGGTTGTGTGCCAGATATAGCCGTTATCATTGCTGTTGACCACACGGTTGAGGATTTCCTCAACGGCATAATATTGATATGGGCGCAAAACCATCATACATTTATCGCCTTCGTGAAGTACGATGTACTTGCTGATAATTTTGCCGAGTGTGCATGGGTCGAAGAATTCAGCCGCGAAAAGACTTAGTTGGTTGAACGGATTGTTCTTCCGATCAGTCCAGTTAAACGTGAACTTGTAACCACTATTAGGGTTATTGGCAAAATAGCGGGTGTTCACGCCGTTGGAAATCACGAAAATCTGAATATAGTTGAACAGACCGTGGAATGATGTCTTGTGGTAGCGTTGAACCTGATTGTATGCTTGTTTTAATTCAACACCACGTTTCTTCAACTCAATCTGCACCAATGGCAGACCGTTAATCAGAATGGTAACATCATAACGGCACTGACGACGGCCTTCTAAAGTTATCTGGTTGGAAACTTGAAATTCATTCTGACACCATTTATGACGATTAAGAAATTCAAGCCATACGCGCTGTCCGTTGTCAAGTTCCAAAGGAAGCAAATCCCGCAGTTTTTTGGCTTTCTCAAACGTGGTGCCACCTTCAAGATAGAGCATGACCTTATTGAACTCATTGTCCGTAAGTTCCGTTCTGCCATGTTGCGCAAGTTCCTTGGCATTGTGTTTTTCCAACTGTCGTTTGAAATTTGATATAAGGTTAGTCTCCTCATGGATTTCAACGTATTCATACGCCATATCCGTGAGAGTCTTTATCAAACCTTTTTCCAGTGCATCTTCGCTTTGAGTAAGTGCCATTTATAAAAACAAAAACTCCGTTTGCAGTTTTCTGAAAGGTTGACCGAACCTGTAACGACTGCATTGGAGTTTTAAAATATGGTTGGTTTTGGCGGCATCGCTGCCTTTGGGATTAAACCGTTTCGGCCATCTTCAGAAGTTTAAGGTTACTATATTGCAAAATTAGCGAAAATTTCTGAGATGGCAATTGAATATGCTGATAAACATATACGATACAGCTATACTCATCCATCTCTGAGTCCATTAAGGAGATTAGATGAGAGACGCCGCCGAGGTCTGCTTCCCTCGGCGGCGTTGGGTTTAGTGTAGTTTGGGCCCTTGTCGGCGGCGTTTGGCTTTTTGTTCTTCACGATAGCGATGAAGGGCCTCTTCAATGGTAAGTCCGGGATGGCGGCTCATCCACAGTTTGAAATCATCGGGTAAAACGCCTCCATTAGCAAAACCTTCTTGCATCTGCGAGGTTCCTGAGGATGGAACTTGGGATAACCGAGTGCCATAGTTTTGCGACTGGGATGCGGATTGGCCGACTAAATCCGGATTCGATGAATAGACTCCCGGAGTCATGCGCTGTGGGTTGAATTTTATCCACACAGTAGGCATATCTCCCTGACATCCGTCAACTCGGATAGCTTTCCCCGCAACGTAATCATTCATTTGTTGTGTCGTAAGCCGCACACCTTTGTATGATGCGATAGGCACGATGGAGCCATCTGCATACATCCATTGAGACTGAGAATGTAGCGGTTTGTTGTTAGCCAGATGCTTGGATATATTGCCCAGACTGAATCGCCGGTCAATCTTTGATGCAGCGAAACGCTTGCCTTTTCTGGTGTACCATAGACCCTGCAATTCGCTGGTGCCACGCTTGTATTTGTATTCTATGCCGACACCAGCCGCCTTTAAGCGAGTCTCGAATTGCTCGAAAGTATGGACTGATTTATCGTTCCATACAGCGTCAACGGCATTGAAAATCTCATATCGTATCTTTTCCGTGCCACGCAATTTATTGACATTAGTCTGCTTTTTACCCTCGGAAATGTGCAGTCCATATTCCTTTGTCAAGTCAAGACAGGCTGCCTTGTTGCGACTGAAATCATTCTTATCGGAAATGGTTTCGGCGTGGTTATCTATTCGGCTGAACACGATATGACAGTGTGGATAATCTTTGTCGAGATGCCGGACAATGATGTATGGAGTATCCATGATGCCCATTTTCTTCATATATTTTTGGGCAATCTCTACCATAATCCGGTCATCAACTTTATCCTTGTCGTTGGCATGAAAGTTCAGGGAAATATGCCCGACCGGATTTTTCAAGTCCGGATTCAAGGCGAGATTATCTTCAAAAGAAGCGATAATTCCATTTCTCCCTTCCATCATAGATACATCTTTGCAGTCTATAAGACGCCATTCATTACAGGGCGTGCCGTCGGGATTATCCTTCTTTCGACGAGTGACGTAATCGACACAACCGCCGAAACTGCCGCCTTTTGTTATCTTGCCCATCATACGCTGTCCGGTGTATTACGATAGTTTTTTATCAGTGAAAGGACAAAATCCTTGCACTGAATTATCTCTCTGTATGTGCGGACAATCTGTTCCTCAGAGGCACCACCTTTTAGAATGGCACCGACAAATTTTGCCGTGCGGTTGAGATTTTCAGCGATTCCCTGAAGGTCGCGGATTGCCTTGACATCTCTTGGCGTGAGCCTTTCCACGACTTTACAGTGCAGTGCCGACTGCCGGATATATTCCGAGCGGTTGAGCCCTGCCGTGAGAGCTTTGTCCATCATTACCTGATATTGGTCTATGTCGAATTTCACCGGCACCATGATGGACTTTCGTTCATCAGCCGGGAGCTTGGGACGCCCTTTAGCGGGACGTAAATTGGATTTCTTCATTGGAAATTCTGTTTGAGGTTTGTGACCATCGGGAGCGGAGGGGAGCGAGTCGTTTGAGGATTACTTGTAATACGAAAACATAAACTCGCTCCCTCCGATTCCGAACCCCTACGATAGTTTCGAGGTGCACGAAACTACGAGGACTATTTAGCGGTCAAAATGTAGTTGCAATCACGCGCTCAGAGTTTGCGCCAGATTTCGATGTCTTCGGCATACTGTTTCAGATGCTCGGCGAGGATTGCGTTGGCGTAACTGCTGACGGTAGTGCCACGGCCACCGAGGATTCTGGAAACGCGCTCAAGCTGGTCCCATAGGTCGCCTTCGATGTTCAGGGCATGGCGGTTCACCAGCTTTGCAGGAGTGAGGAACGTTGCCTTGAACTCGGCGAAATCCGATTTGCGCTGCTGCCTGCCGATGCGCTGTTGCTTCGGTGGCTCGGTTACGGCAGTTGCCTCGGTTACTGGCTGTTCGTTGTCAAACAGATTGTCAGCGTTGGCAGGTGTGGTGCTGTTAACAGTGTTATCGCTGTTGACTGCGGGATTAGGGTTGGTGGAGTTATCTGATTTCATTGTGACTTCGGGGTTAAGGGTCGATACTTTGGATTTGGTTGCATCGGTCAACTCGGTTGACTTGGATGCGGTGGGTTTATTTGTTTTCATTGGAAAGTGTGTTTTTGGTGAAACTTCGATTGATAAGAAAATCATTCAAGTCGTTGAACTCGGAGTAGAGCGTGGAGCGGTCAATCATTGTTGAGCCATAAATGGCGGTCAACTCGGCGAGTGCTGTTTTCCCGGCATTGTCGTTGTCAAGGTAGCAGTTGATAGTAGTGTAACCTTTGAGAAAAGGCACAGCCTTGTTGACATTGACAACCGAGTTGAGTATGATTGTGTCGGCTCCACTGATGATGCCGAGTGTGAGTGCCGAGAGATAATCTATAAATCCCTCGAACACGGCACACTCTGCTGACGGGCCATCTCTCGCCCACGGCAAATATGAGATGTCCTTGCGTCTACGGCAACCTTTGAAATATCGGTTGCGCAGTTTATCCAAACGTTTGGATAAGCTTCGTTATCCAAACAAGTATAAAATCCAAACTATCATATATAATCAACTGGAATCCAGTGAATATTCTATCATGTTGTTTTGATTTTTATTATATTAATTTCAGTAATCAATATTCATTCATATGAAA